AAAGACGAAAATAACAACTTTTATAAGCTGTGTTATACAGATTCAATGACGTACACGATTCAGAACGGAAAAGTTATTGAAAGTAAATTGCACGCATTTGGAAACATTCCGATTGTCGAATATCCGAATAATCATGAACGGATTTCGGATATTGAACTGGTTATAAGCTTGCTTGATAGTATAAATAACATTCAAGCAAACAGAGCAGACAGTATTCAGCAATTTGTTGAATACTGGGTAAAGTTCATCAATTGTGATATTGATGAAGAAACTTTTCAAAAGATGAAAGACAATCATGCACTGACGGTAAAATCAAATAACAAAGACAATAAAGCTGATGTTGAGATTATGACACAAGAACTAAATCAAACACAATGTCAGGTTGCAAAAGATGACTTGTGGGATAATGCACTTTCTATCCTAGCAATACCGACAAAGCAAAGCAATACCGGCGGAGATACACAGGGAGCGGTTCAACTACGGAATGGATGGGATTTCTCAAAGACAAGAGCAAAGCTAAAAGACCCATTAGTGAAATCTGCTGAAAAGCGTCTTGCCAAGATTGTACTGAATGTTATACGAATTAAGGAGTACGATTTAGGGTTGTCAATGCGAGATTTTGATGTGCAAATCAATCATAGTCCGCAAGACAATATGTATACAAAGTCACAGACGCTGTATCAGCTATTACAATGCGGCATCCATCCTCTTGTTGCTATTAAGACAGTTGGACTTTGGGGAGATGCAGAAAAAACGTTCCTATTGTCAAAACCGTATATTGATGCTATATGGAAAACCATTGATAATGTGGAAGAACAAGAGCAGAAAGCGCGGGAAATTGTTTCTGAACTGAATAATAAGCAAAATAAGGCAACTTACGAGAAATAATCGGAGTTGCTTTTATTTTATAAAATTCGCAAAGCTGTGAGCGTATAAAACAGCAATGTCAATCGGTGTCGTTGCACCGTAAAAAAACGTAGAGACATATCGGAGGTAATCAATGAAAAGAGAAGAGTTAATTGCAATGGGTATCAGTGAGGAAAATGTTGAAAAGATTCTTGCTGACTACGGAAATGCTGTTCAAAGAGAACAGGCAAAAGCAGCGGCTTACAAGGAAAAAGCAGACAGCGCAGAAGGATTGCAGAAAAAGCTGGATGAGATGGAAGCCGGAAACCTTACGGAGCTTGAAAAGGCAAACAAAGCCTTAGAGACAGCAAACAATGAGATTGCAGCAATGAAGAAATCAAATGCTATCCGTGACCAGAGGGAAGCGTTGATGGAAAAGTTGAAAATCAATTCGGAGCAGGCGAAATCTGTTGTAAAGGATGATGGAAGTCTTGATTATGACGCTCTTGGAAAGATTACATCCGAAAAAGAAACCGCAGCAGCACAGGCAAAGGAACAGGAGATTGCAGCCGGAAGCACAAATCCGGGTGGAGGAACTGCTGGCGGAGATAATGGCAAAGAAAAAAGCGAAGCTGAAAAAACAGCGGAAACAATTGGTAAGACTTTAGCCGGAACAAATGAAGCGGCGAAGTCAATTGTAGACAGTTATTTGAATTAGGAGGTAAACGATGAAATTTAAAGAGTCCAGTGTTACAACACAGAAAGAAATATTGAAACGAAAACTCGGTGGTGAGTTATTCGAGGAGATTACTCTTGATACAACAGCATTCACAAGCGGAGTTTGCAAAGCAGGAAATCCGATTGCTGGGGATGGTAAAGTGGATAATGCGACAGCACCGGTCGGCATCCTTTTGTCGGATGTGTATGAAACAAACCCAAATGGAACAATCCTTAAGGCGTTTGGTGTCGTAAATGAAAAGAATGCAAATGCTAATGCAAATATTACGATTGCAAGCGCAGTAAAGACAGCACTGCCGCTGATTGTATTTGAATAACTGATAACCGGCTGACACTTAGAGTTAGCCGCTAACCGTAAAAAATATCGGTAGAAAGTGAGAAAATAATGAATATTAGAGACGCATATAACGCAAAAGCGATTGCGTTAGTAAACACAGAAGTTGCAAGTAATAAGATTGCATATCTCGGTTCCGGATTATTCCCTGCAAAAAAGAAGATGGGACTTGATTTGAAGTGGATTAAAACTTCGAAAGGGCTTCCTGTATCTCTTGCACCGTCAAATTTCGATGCAGTATCTACGCTTAGAAGTCGTGAGGGATTTAAGCTGACAGAAACAGAAATGGCATTTTTCAGAGAGTCTATGCTTATTAAAGAAGCAGACGAGCAGGAAATCATGCGTGTTCAGGACAGCACAGACCCATATGCAGCAGAAGTGTTAAGCAGAATTTTTGATGATGCTAATACTCTGATTGATGGAGCAAATGTTGTACCGGAGCGTATGATTATGCAGCTTTTAGCACCGGCTGACGGACACCCGAAGATTTCTATTCAGGCAAACGGTGTTACATACGCATATAATTATGACCCAAATGGAACATATGCTTCTAAAAATTATGCTGCTTTATCCGCAACGACTGACAAATGGGATGATGTAGAAAATTCAGACCCACTCGATGACGTTGCTGTTGCACTTGATGCCGTTGAAGCAGAGACCGGAGAAAGACCGTCAATCATGATTGTTTCTCGTAAGACTATGGACTACTTGAAACAGAATAAAAAAATCAGAAACGCCATTCTTGCGCAGAATGCAACCGCAACGGTGTTTATGAATGATAACCGTGTCAAAGAAGTATTTTCCAATGAGTTAGGCATCAGCATTATTGTGTACTCAAAGCAGTACAAGAATGAAACCGGAACCGCTGCAAAGTTTTACCCAGATGGATTTGCCACTCTTATTCCAAACGGAGCGCTTGGAAATATCTGGTACGGAACTACCCCGGAGGAAAGGACACTTATGGGAAAACAAACAGCAGATGTTTCCATCGTCAATACCGGTGTTGCCGTAGCTGTTTCAGTCACAGAAGACCCGGTACAGACAAAAACTACGGTTTCCGAAATTGTCCTTCCGTCTTATGAGAGAATGGACAGCACCTATGTAATTAAGTGCTATTAGGAGGGCTGAATATGGTTTACGAATACAAAGTAAAACATAAAGGAAAATGGTATATGCCGGGAGAAAATGTGCCAGAAGAAGATGATATTAGCACTTCTCCCGGTGCTTACACAAAAACGGACATTAACCGTATGAGCACTTCTGATTTACAGAGCCTTGCTACAGAGCAGGGGATTGAAAATGCGGGAGAAATCAGCGGAGCAGATTTAAAGAAAATCCTTATTGAGCATTTTGGATTGTAAGAGGTATGGAATGGAAGAATACACAACATTAGAGCAGGTAAAAATCCGGCTCAAACAATTTCATATTGAAACGGTTGAAAATGAAGATAACACTGAATCTGATGTTGTTGTGTTTGACAGCAAAGAAGACAACTTGCTTCTTGAACAGCTCATAAAACAGGCAACGAAAGATGTAATTGCAAAACGGTGTTATCCGCAAAGTTATACGCGGGAACAGATTGACAATGACCTGAAAAGCTATGAAAGTGTAATTGTCAATCTTGTGGTATATGACCGGTCACAAGCAGGAGAAAATTACATGGCAAGCTACAGTGAAAACGGTGTAAGCCGTAGCTGGAAAGACCGTGATAGCCTGTTTGTAGGGGTATATCCGTTTGTAAAAGCATTATAGAAGATTGTGCGTTACGTTTTACCAGCACTGGGAAAACGTAGCAGGCGGCACACAGTAAGGGTGGTGGGCGGTGTGCCACAAAAAAATGAAAGGCGGTATATTATGCCAGTTGCAATAATTATAAGTATCATATCGGTTGCTTTTTCCGTCTTTTTTGGATTTTTTAGTCTTTGGTTTGGTTTGAAAAACAACAAACACACAGACACAAAAGACATTGAAGAACGCGTAAAAGAGAATACACGTATCAATATGAAACTTGACGCCATTTCAAGCAATACAACTGAAATAAAAAATGAAGTGTCAGAAATGAGAAAAGAGATTAATTCTCACGATACACGAATTATCAAAGTTGAAGAAAGCGTGAAATCGGCACATTACAGACTGAACACTATTGAAGAACGTCTGAATGGCGAAAAGGAGATGTAATATGAATATTTTAGAAACATTGACGTCAAACATCATGATTATTTTAGCGGTAATCGGCGCAATCGCGTTTATTGTGTCGGTGATTACACAGGTTATCAAAGGAGTAGGTGTTTTTGCGAAGATTCCAACTGACGGATTGGTACTTGTGTTATCAATCGGCATTACAGTAGCGGCATTTGTAGCATATATGCAGTATTTACACATGACTATCCTGTGGTACATGGTTTTAGCCGCAATTATGGCAGGCTTTGTTGTTGCTTTTGTTGCTATGTATGGCTGGGAGAAGCTTTCAGAACTGTGGAAACGGTTCGGAAAGAACGTAGATTGATATGTTGGACATTAATAAACAAAAGATGATTTACGCACTTAAAGACGGCAGAACACCGGTATACCAACTGAATAAAGACGGTTCAATAAAATACATCATTGTTGACGGTGAAGAGGTCCCTGTTGAAACAGGAGAGTATACCACAAGTTATAAAAAGCCTGTGGTTTTTTATTCTTCAATAAGCAATAAATTAAGCGAAGCACTGATAAAGGAATTTGGTGTAGATAATTCTACGAATTTTGTTCAAATTGTGGAAGACAAAGGCAAATTGCCGTTAGATGTTGGCTCGCTTGTTTGGAAAAAGTCAGAAGTGAGGTACAAAGATAAGGATAAAACAATCATTGATGAAACCAGTTGCGATTATATCGTTAAGGGTGTCGCTGATGAGGGATTAACGGCAGATTTATTTCTTTTACAGAAAAACGTGAGGTAAGCACATGGCTACAAGACCAATAGTTATAACATTGTCCCAAAAATCCGTAGAAAACGCAATAAAACGAGTACAGCAGTATCAATTAAGATTTCAACGTAAACTTAGAAAATTCGTGAAAGAACTTGCTAATGTAGGCATTGCCGTAGTTGATACCAATATGACAGAAGCACAGTATATGTTTGACGGCAAAATAAGGAGCGGTTCTGACACATCACACAATGCTTACGTAGAACTTAATTCCAATGGCAGTACGGCAGAAGCAAAACTGATTGTACAGGGGAAAGAACTGTTATTTATCGAGTTTGGCGCAGGCGTATATTATAACGGCGCCGCCGGTGCAAGTCCGCACCCCAAAGGAGAAGAATTTGGATTTTTGATTGGTTCGTATGGCAAAGGCAACGGACAAAAAAAGGTTTGGGGCTATTACGATGAAAATAACCAACTTGTGCTTACAAGAGGTGTAAAAGCTACCATGCCGGTATTGAAAGCAGAACAAAAGATAATTGAGGACTACAAAAATGTTGTAAAGAAGGTGTTCGGATAATGATTGATAATCAGTGGGCTTTTGATTTAGAAATGAATGTGTTTTCGACAATCAAGAAAAAGGCATTGGCAATTCTTGAAGACAATTACCCGGATATTAGCATTACAACCGATGAAGAATCAAACGATAAACCGGTGTTTCCGACAGTATTAATACAGTCCGTTGAACCGACTGAAACAAACAGTGATTTAGAAGCTGACAGAATTAATACTGTAGACTTTACAGCACAGGTAACAGTAACAACAAACCGGAGCAGAAGCGAGGCATTGCAAGTATCCAATGTTATAGCGGATTTGTACAAGAAACGATTGTTTAAGATAAAGCCCATGCCGTTTGTACGAAAAGAGGGAAATCTGTGGACAGCAACTTTTCGGGCAAAGCGCAAATTTGGGTGGAATGACATTTTATAGCAATTCACAAAGAGCCGAAAGGCTCTTATTTTTATGCAATTTTTTAGGAGGTAAACATGGCTACAGGTTTAAAAAGTAGAATTATTTACAGGAAAAAGACCAAAGAAAGCAACGAAAGCGATTACTGGGCTGGCACATACAACCTGTTGATTAGAGCAAAAAGTATTCCGTCCCCAGTAGGTGAGCGTAACATGGTTGATACGTCTACGTTGGAAGATTTAGTCGAAACGCAAGAACCCGGAAGACGCGCGGCGGGTTCAATGGCTGTAAGCGGTGCATTTGAACGCGAATATCTTGATAATTTAGTTGAGATTGAAGACGAAAAGTTAGACATTGTTGTTCTTTATGGCACAGACGGCAAAGGTAAAGAGGGCATTTGTGGTTTTATCGGCTCTGAATCATTCGCACCGGACGAAGCTACAGACGACCATTTAACAGGTACTTGCAACATTGCTATTTCAACAGTGCCGCGTTGGATTCATAAAGATTATGACGTTGCGGTAACAGAAGATGAAAACGGTTACCCGACATCAATTACATTAACAAAAAAATCGTAAGTCAGTCCGAAAAAACAAATAAGGCTGTTGCGACTGACGAGGATACAGAAACAGCCGTAGTAATCTGATAGTTGGTAAATAATATGGCAGGGCGGCAGAAATGCCGTCCCTGTCCTATATAAAGCGAAAAGGACAGGTAATGAATATGAAAACAATTACAGTAAACAGTAACGAATATAAATTAGAGTTCTCTTTTGAAGCGGCAGAGTATAAAGACATCGTGCAGAAAATGTTTAAGGTCCTCAGCGGTGCTTACGTTGTCGAAGAATCAAAGGATATGCAGAATCCTACTACTAAGGATATTATCAACGGAACGGCAAATATGATTGGCGATACAGCAGATATTTGCGTTACTGCTTTTTATGCCGGCTTATTAGAAAATAATCCACTTTCACATGAAGAAGCAAAAACAGTCATGAGGGATTATATGAAAGAAAATAAGCTTTCGTACAAAAAACTGTATGACGAATTGAGAAATTGCATGGAAACAGATGGTTTTTTCGACCTGTCGGGGCTGAACGACATGATTCAGCAGATGTACGGGACAGCACCGGAAGCGACAGCACAGACAGCATAAAAAAATCTGAAATTAACTGGCATAAAATAATTTGGGAAGATTATTTTCCGACAGCCTTTTCAATCGGGATACACATAGATGAGTTTAAGCACATGACACCGGCACAGTTAGGATACTGTATAAAAGGGCATGAGTTGAAAAGAAAAGAACAGGATAGCGATATATGGCACTTTGCCGGTGCATATGGAATATCTGCCCTTATTTATGCGATAGACCGTTGCTTAAACGGTAAAAAGGCAAGGTCGGAGTACATCAAAAAACCGGTTTCAATTTTACTTGAAGAAGAAAGTAAGCCAAAATCAAAAGAAAGTAATGAAGATGTTGCAATGTTTGAAATGCAACAAAGAATCAAAATACTGGAAAAAGAGGGCGGTATATTAAGTCCGTCATAGGTGGTAGCACGCGAATTGCTACCACCTTTATTTTTTGCGCTAAAGGTGGTGAGGACGTGGCAGATAATGAACTGGACAGCTTAGAGCTTAAAATACAAGCAAATGCAACACAGGCAAACAACGAGCTTGATAAACTTGTTAAAAATTTAGAGAATTTATCAAGCTCGTTAGGAGTTATCAACAATGCCAATCTTGCGGGGTTTGCAAGTGGCGTAAAAAATATTACAAATGCAATGCAGGGAATGAAAAGCGTAAGCACGGCAGATTTTACGCGTTTGTCAAAAGGTATTCAAAAAATTTCAAGCATTGATACCGAATCAATAAATAAAGCTTCAACAGCGATGACGTATTTGAGTAAATCGTTTAACTCAATGCAGGCTACGAGCGAAGCAACAAAGCAGATTGCAGAACTTGTGAATGGAATTAGACAGCTGGGCTATTCTAGCGCTACAAAAGCCATTGAAAACATTCCAAAGCTTTCAACAGCGATGAAACAGCTTATGCAAGAACTGTCAAAAGCACCACAGGTAAGTCAAAATCTTATTGATATGACTAATGCGCTTGCGAATTTAAGCCGCACAGGGGCTTCCAGTGGCAGAGCCGCAACATCATTAAGCAAAAGCTTTTTGAACGTTTCATCTTCTGCAAATTCGGCAACTAAAAGCAGTTGGTCGCTGGCTTCCGCATTTGGTAAATTATATGCTTCTTACTGGCTTGTTTTCAGAGGAATCAGTAAACTGGGAGATTCGATTGATATAGCTTCATCACTCATAGAAGTTGAAAATGTTGTACGTACAACTTTCGGCAATTATGAAAACCTTGTAAACGACATGGCAAAAACATCTATACAGGATTTTGGTATGTCAGAACTGTCCGTAAAGCAGTATTCAAGCCGTTTTCAAGCTATGGGTGTCGCTATGGGCTTTTCTCAAAAGAAAATGGCTGATATGTCCATTGAACTGACAAAGCTGACGGCAGATATGGCTTCGTTTTACGATGTAGAACAGTCAGACGTTGCGAGAAATCTTCAAGCAATTTTCACAGGCGAAACAGAGCCATTAAGAAAATATGGACTTGATTTGACACAAGCAACGTTAAAAGAGTGGGCTTTAAAAAACGGACTTGACGCTAATATCAGTTCCATGACGCAAGCAGAAAAAACCATGTTGCGATACAAATATGTTATGGCAAATACGGCGGCAGCGCAAGGTGACTTTGCAAAAACTGCCGACACATGGCACAATCAAACAGTTATTTTGAAGCAATCATTTCAAGAACTGGCAGGAATTATAGGCACATCGCTGATTAATGCGTTTAAGCCGTTTTTAAGCGGATTAAACTTCGCAATGACACAGGTTATTGATTTTGCCGAAACGGTAACGAATGCCCTAGGTGCAATTTTTGGTTGGAAATTTGAAGTTACAAACAAAGGTATTGCCGATGATTGGTCGGACGCTGCGGACAGCGCCGATAATATAGCAGACAGCACCGGAAACGCCGCTAAAAACGTTGAAAAGCTGAATAAGGGTGTAAGACAGTTTGATGAATTAAAACTGATTACAACACCGGATTCAAGCGGTGGAAATGGCAAAAAGGGTAGCGGTACAGGAGCGGCAAGTGCAGACGGAGCAAGCGGCGGTCTTGTGAAAGTCGATACCATTTGGAAAGACTATAAAAGTCAAATTAAAAATTTACGCGAGTTAGGCGAGTATATAGGCAATACGCTTACAGATACGTTGAATAGCATTGACTGGGACAGCGTATATGCCGGTGCTAGAAATTTTGGAAAAGGTCTTGCGGATTTCCTCAACGGGCTTATCTCACCGAAATTATTCGGTGCTGTCGGCAGAACTATTGCAGGAGCATTAAATACTGCTGTGTATACGGCTTTATCGTTTGGGGAAACGCTTGACTGGGAAAACTTAGGATTTTCTATTGCAACCGGGATAAATCAATTTTTTGAAACGTTTGATTTTGCTTCAACCGCAAAAGCTATCAATAGGTGGGTTCAAGGCATTTATGACACAATCAAAACAGCTATAAAAAATATCAAATGGTCAAAAGTGCTTGAGGGAATAGCAACATTAATTGGTGATGTTGAACTAAAAACAGTAGCAATCATAATTGGAGCAGTGCTTTTAAAGAAATATTTCAAACTGGAAATTGCTAAAAATATTTTAAAGGGCATTGCAACGTCAATTTCACAGTCAATAGCAAAATCACTTGCGGCAAAAATGGGTGTTGAAATTGCACAAAACGCAGGAATTTCAAAGGCACTTACGGCTGGAATTAAAAAATCAATAGGAAATATTGATTATGGTGGACTATCAAAAACACTTTCGTCTTTAATGTCAACAAAGTTAAAAGCCACAATCGGAATTGCGGGTATTGCAACAGAGTTTTTAACAGTTGCAACTGTTTTTGAAAAAATTGGGGAAGGTGCTAATTTTACAGTCGGCATGTTGGCAAAAGTGGCGGCAGGCGCAGGAGTGGCGGCGGCCGCATTGAAGTTGATTGGCTTATCTACACCGTGGACAGCGGCTATCGTTGGTATTACAGGTGTGGTTGCGGCTATCGCAGGAATCGGCATTGGTGCGGCAAAAGCAGAAAAAGAGATAAAAGATTCATCTATAAATATAAGCGATACAGTAAAACAGACAGCGGAAAACTTAAATTCAACAATACAGTCATCTAAAGACCAGCTTAACAGTGTAGGTGATACCTACGCAGACATTAAAAGCGTTGCAGATAAATACTTTGAATTGGCAGATAATTTTGACAATTTAACAGATTCGCAAAAAGAAATGCTTATTGCATACGCAAATTACATTGTCGAACAGTGTCCAGAATTGGCAGATTCGATTGATACGGTAACAGGTGAGTTTAAAGGGCAAAAAGATGAAGTTTACAATACAATTTCTGCACTTGAAGCTTATGCCAAAGCGGCGGCAATGCAAGATGTATTAAAGGATTTGTACAAACAACAATTTGACATCGGAAACCAGTTAAAAGAAAACAATGAAAAAATTAATGAAGCAGATGAAATCATCTACGATTACGTCAAAAACCTCACCGGAATGTCTAGGCAGGCATTTAATTCAACATATGAAATTAGTGGATTAGGTGACGCATTTGATGTTTTAACGGAAATACTTGATAAAACAAAAGAACGCACTAACGGCTTCAAAAAGACATCAGAAGATTTGCGTAATGAATTGGGACTTAATCGCAAAGAAGTTCACGAATTAACAAATAACAGCGTAATATTAGAAAATAGTTATGCAAAGGCTACAAATGCAATAGATGACGCCGCAACAGAAGCGGCAGTATGCAGAAATGAATACAACAAGCTTACACAACAGCAGAACGACACTGCGGACAGTTCTGATAATTTGCGGGATACAATGCAACAAAACAATGAGCAAATAAGAGAATCCGTGCAACAGTCAATGTATGACATTGAAAAAAATGTAGCGGAAAAGTCAGGCGAATCTACAGAAGATATTTCAAATTTTTACAACAAGGCAAGTGAAACCTTTGGCAGATTGGGTGTTGTAGGAACAGACGGCGGTACAAAGCTGTATAACGGATTTACGACCACAACAAGCGGATTGCCGGGATACAATAGCGCAATATTCGACAATATTCAACAAACGGCTATTTCAAAGGCACTTGATACCGGCTCAAAAGCGGGTGAAAACCTTGTTGATTCGTACAAGGAAAATATTGACGGTGTACCGAACACAACGGCAGTTGCTTTCCTGTCAATTATAGACGCGGTAAACGCAGGAGAAATCGGTTCAGACGTTGGAGCTGACCTCATGAATAACTTAGCAGATACGATAAGCAGTAAAGCATGGGAAGTCCATGACGCATTAACAAACGCTATTCAAAATAGTTACAAAATGGAACTGGAAAGCGATGATAATTATAGCGCAGGCGACCCATTGAAAAGTGGATTTGCTAAAATTCGTATTAAAGGGTATGCGGACGGCGGTTATCTTCCGCAAAAATATAGCATTGTCATGGCGGGCGAAAACGGAATACCGGAAATTGCCGGAACGGTCGGCGGCAAGTCGGCAGTAGCGGGCGGCGCAGAAATTACGGGTATTAAAGATTCCATTTACGATACGTCACAGCGAGAAATAGCACTGCTTAGACAGCAGAACCAGTTGTTACAAGGAATACTCAACAAGGACTTGAGTATAAGCCAAAACGACATCGGAAGCAGTGCAAGAAAATACGCAAGAGAATATTTTAAAAGAACTGGCAAACCGGCATTTGATTATTAATGCATGTACAATAGATGATAATTAATCTATTATAATACGTGACAACTTGCTTTGCGGCGGAATCTATTTTATGTAGGTTTCGCCTTTTGCCATTTCTTTAGCACATATCGAATGCCGGTATGTGCTTTTTTGTTACCAATTTTTAAAAATGTGAGGTGCAGGCATGGCGTACAACGGCTTTTTGATTAAAATTGGAGATTATACGATACCGGACGGATTAATCAAGGCAGATTCCTACAGCGCATACGCAAATATGCAGGACATTGACGATTACACGGACGCAAACGGATACGAGCATAGAAACGCTGTTGAATTAAAGGCATTAAAGGTTGAATTTGAAACCAAGGCAATGCTTACAAATGAAACATTTGAAGTGCTGATGAGCAATATTCGCAACAATTTTACAAATTCGCAGGAGCGTGGCTGTTATATTACAGCCTATATCCCAGAATATGATGATTATGTTACACAGTATGGCTATATGGCTGATTTTCAGCCAACAATTTACGGCACATACGGAAATGTAATTCGATACGATTCAATCAGATTTGCTTTTATTGGAGGTGTTTACGGTGATTAATTATCAATACGCAGAATTGTTTAAAAAAGATAGCATAGATAAGCAGTTGACGATTGAAACGGACGATAAAACGACAAAAATTACAAATGTTGAACTACATCAAGAGCAGTTTGAATTGACAGAAAGCATTTGTTCGGAATCTGAATTGACAATCGGAAGCTGTGAAGCGGCGGTGCTTAAATTTACTGTATCAAACATTTTTTTGCCGATGAAAGACAAAATGATAACGGTTAAAACGGTAATTGATAATAACACTGCAAATCCGTTTCAAATTGGCAGATATAAAGTATACTCTGACACACCAACGGCAGATAGAACAAAGCGTGATATTGTGGCTTATGACAGTCTGTATGACGTGATAAACGCAGATGTGGCGGAGTGGTACAATACTTTGCTCCCGGATAAAGACAGCGTTACAACAATGAAAGCTTTTCGGGATAGCTTTTTTGGGTATTTTGGGATTGAGCAGGCGGACGCACAGCTTGTAAATGATGATATGAAAGTCGAAAAGACGGTTGAGCCGGAAGAATTAAGCGGTGCAACTGTGCTGAATTGTATTTGTGAAATTAACGGCTGTTTCGGTCATATTGGACGTGACGGCAGATTCCATTACATCTACCTTGAGCAAGAAATACAGGGATTATATCCAAGAAACAACCTGTATCCGGCAGATGATTTGTACCCGCGTGAACCGAAAAGCACGAGAATAAGCAAAAGTCTGTATATATCGGCGCAATACGAAGATTTCCTCGTGAAAACTATTGATAAACTGCAAATCCGGAAAGAAGAAGACGATATCGGAGTAATTGTCGGAAGCGGCACAAATGCCTATGTTATACAGGATAATTTTCTTGTTTACGGCAAAGGCAGTGAAGAACTGACGGGAATCGCAAATAACATTTACGGAAAAATCCGGGGAATTATTTACAGACCGTTTTCTGCGGACTGCAAAGGAAACCCATGTATTGAAGTAGGTGACGCGGTTCGTCTGCCAACAAAATATGAAATCATTGAAAGCTACGTGTTAAAACGTACACTAAAGGGCATACAGGCACTTAGGGACAACTATGAAGCAACGGGTGAAGAATACCGTTCTACACAGGCAAATAGCGTGCATAAAAGCATTATACAGCTTAAAGGAAAGACCAATGTACTGACACGGACAATCGAAGAAACAAACAGTAAGATTACGGACGTTGAAAGCGGATTAAGTTCTGAAATTAAGCAGACTGCAAACAGTATCCGAAGCGAGGTATCCGATTCAGTAAACAACTTATCCAGTAGTATACAGCAAAACGCAGAATCAATTGCAACGGAAGTAAAGCGGGCAAACGAAGCCGAGGGCAATTTATCGACGAAAATTACACAGACTGCGGAATCAATTACATCAGAAGTAAGCAAAAACTACGAAACAAAAGAAAACGCTACAAACACAAAAACGGAGTTGGAAAGTTCTATAAAACAGACGGCAGACGGATTTACGGCAGAGTTATCAAAACAGGTAACGGAAACTAAACAATATGCTGAATCTGCCGCTGAAACGGCTGAAAGTAATGCAAAACAGGACACAGCAGATAAGTTAAAGGATTACAGCACAACAACGGAAATGAATACCCAAATCAATGCTACAGCAGAGGGAATTTCGGCAGAGGTAACCCGAAAACTGCAAAGCTACAGCACTACAGAACAGATGAATAGTGCAATAAGGCAGACGGCGGATAGCATTAATACAGAAGTATCAAAAAAAGTAAATGGCGATGAAATTATTTCAAAAATCAACCAATCCGCCGAAAACGTTTCGATTGAAGCAAACAAAATCAATCTGAACGGCGCTGTGACGGCTAATCAGAATTTTAAAATCGGTTTGGACGGCAGTATGGAAGCGTTATCCGGACTAATCGGAGAATGGCAGATATTTGACGGATATTTGCGGTATGTTTTAGGAGAAAATGCACAGGCACTTTTAAAACCGGACGAATTGCTTATTAGTAGAAGTGCCGGGGCAAACTTTCACGCATATCCGGGATTGTTGTATATGCAATCTGATGACGGAGAACGAAGCATTTCTATTGATTGCAATGACGGAAGCATTAATTTGGGCGGAAGCTGGACAACTCCGTGGGGCGACATAGAAGGATAGAAAGGAGCAGGCATGAATAAAACGTATGGTCGTATAAATTGGGAAAATTATCCGAGTGATGAAACACCACTGAATGAAAGTAATCTGAATAAAATAGATGTGGCTACAGATGAAATTGACAATAGGGTAATTACACTGGACACTACAAAAGCGACTAAGGAAGAAGTTTCAACACTGGTGCAGGACGTTACATTTGAAGAAAAGACAGGCATTATTACTATTACTAAAAAAAATGGCTCAAAAATAACGATTGACACGCAGATGGAAAAAATCGCGGTAAATTTTTCATACAATGCCGAAACACAGCAGATTATTTTAACGCTTATTGATGGCACAAGGCAGTACATAGACCTGTCGGCACTGATTACGCAGTATGAGTTTTTAGACAGTGATACAGTGGCATTTTCGATTGACAGCACCGGTAAAGTATCTGCAATCGTAAAAGAAGCGAGCATACAGGAAAAGCATTTACAGCCGAATTATCTTGCAGATATTAAAGTTGAAGTTGCAAAAGCACAGGCAAGCCAGTCGGCGGCGGCAAAATCTGAAAGCAATGCAAAGGCAAGTGAAACAGCGGCGGCAACCAGTGAATCCAATGCGGCGGCGAGTGCTACAAAATCACAGAGTTATGCTGTAGGCGGTACAAACAGCCGAACAGGCGAAGATACGGACAATGCAAAGTATTATAGCCAACAGTCGGCACAGAGCCAATCGGCGGCGGCAATAAGCGCAGATACGGCAAACACAAAAGCGGAGGAAGCGGAAGCAAGCGCGGCAACAGCCAAAACAAATGCTGATAATGCCGCAGGAAGCGCAAATTTAGCCAATGAAAAGGCAAATAGCGCGGCAAATAGCGCAACCATCGCAGTTTCAAATTCCAATGCGGCACAGCAGTACGCTTCTAATGCGGCGGCAAGTGCGGACACAGCACAAAACTATGCCGTAGCAGATACAGACAGTGCGAAATACTATTACGAGCAGGCAAGACGGATTTCTGAATCGTTTTCGGGTGCATTAAGACCGATGGGAACAGTTGCATTTGCGAATCTTCCGGCACTATCAGAAGCGGACGGCGGAAGCATGTATAACATTTCGGACCAGTTTACAACAACTGCTGAATTTAAAGAAGGAGCGGGAAATACTATTCCGGCAGGTGCTAACGTATACAAGACAGAGGACGGCAAGTGGGATGTCCTTGCGGGAACACCTGTAACAGGCGTAAAAGGCAGTGCAGAAAGCGAATATAGGAGAGGAAATGTTAATATTACAGCGGAAAATGTAGGACTTGGAAACGTTGACAATACAGCAGATTCCGCAAAGTCTGTAAAATATGCAGCAAGTGCAGGCAACGTAAATTGGAACGGTATAACAGATAAACCGTCTACATATCCGCCGTCCAATCATAATCATGGCACAGCAGACCCCAATTTTACGTGTTTTTTAACAGATAATACATCCGCAGGATTTTCGGCTTTGCATGACAACGGAGCTACAACAGGATTTTTCTTAAAAACCATCAGAGGACAGTCAACTGCTCCGAGCTGGTTTGAAGGCAACTATGCTTCCGGTATCGCTTTCGGCGGCGCAGATACCCATGCTGTAATAAGTTGTAGGTACAATTTCCCACGCGTAACTTTCGCAGGGGGGAATGGTACAGAACCGAATTGGTGGATGAGACTTGCTGGAACTTCTGGTCATAGTTATGACTTAAACGATTTTATAACAACATCGGGTACTGACAGCCTTGCAGGTAGCATTGTTCCTAATGAAGATGTAGGCATGGAATTGGGAGATGAATCACACAGATTTACGAATATTTATTCAAGTAACATAACTACAGATACAATACAGTTCAATAATTATGATAATAGCGGAAATACAATATATTATAGCGGTAACGATTCCGCAAATGGAAACGGTGGCGGGCTTAATAATCTGGTAATTCGGTCATGGTGGGGGGTATCGTTTACTTCCACGTGCGCTGACGGTCGGTACGGCGGCAAAAATCAAACTGCTGTAGGAATTGACTGTCGAGAAGGTATTGTTAAAGCGTATAATTTTGCGGGCTTAATAAATGGGCACAGTGTTAATGCAGATGTACCGTCAGACGCAAAATTTACGGATACAAAAGGAAGATATATTGGCACTACCGTAACAAAGCCACAAGATAAAACAGAAATGTATATCACATATCTTTCAAGCGGTTATATTGTAATGGCAGGAAAAACAGTAAGTAAAAGCTATGCAATGAATACACAATATGGAAATGCGTTTTGGGCACCGTTCACAATTTATTTGCCACCTAATATTGTAAAAAATATTGACAGCGTGAATATTACTCCATTTGCGGAAACAGGGCTGATAAGTGCAAGCATAAACGGCTATACCAGCGAACAAATAACGGGATTTGTTTGGTCGCCACAAAACGAAACAAAAAGCATATCATTTCATGTTACCGTACATGGAAGGGCATAAGGTAGGTGATTGGTATATATAACGACAGCAGTTAAAGACACGAAAGTGTCTTATTTTTTACCCTAAAACACAATAAAAATTATATTTAGCCGCAGAACAGCGGCAGAAAGAGGTTCATATGAGCAGATATTCAGTAATTGATGTAAGTAAGCATAACGGAGTTATCGACTGGGATACCACAAAGAAAAATGTTGACGGTGTAATTATTCGTGTCGGTCACGGCAATGACAGCACATCACAGGACGACCCGCAGGCAATCCGTAACATGGAAGAATGTGAAAGACTGGGCATTCCGTATGGTGTGTATCTGTACTCTTATGCGTTAAATAATGCCGAAGCAGAAAGCGAAGCGGCACACGCACTGCGCATGGTAGAGGGCTACAATCCGGTGTTAGGTGTATGGTTCGACATGGAAGACGCGGACGGCTATAAAGAAAAGCACAACTTCAACCCATACGATAACAGACAGGAAATTACTGATTTTTGTAAGATTTTCTGCGACAGAGTATCCGAAGCAGGATACAAGACTGGTGTTTATGCGAGCAAGAATTACTGGGATTCAGTAATCTATGCAGACCAGTTATCTGACTACGAAGTATGGCTTGCGCACTGGGGAATTTCAGAGCCGTCAATGGATTGTCTGTTATGGCAGTATACATCAGACGGTGAAGTTGCCGGTGTACCGTCAAGCAGGGTCGATATGAATTACTGGTACGGGGATTTTCCGGAAGTTGACGGCGGCAGTGATTCTGATAGCAATTCGGGCGACTGCGGCGGCGATGAAAAAGACACAGAGGACGGTGGATACAGCTATTCTGTAGGCGATACCGTAAACTACGATACAATCTATGTATCTTCAACGTCAGAAGAAGCATTAAAGCCTACATATACGACCGGCACAATTACACGAGTTGTTGACGGTGCGAGAAATCCATATCTGATTGATGATGGCACAGGTTGGATTAATGATGATTGCATTGCTGGCGGCGGCAGTGATGATTCTGACGATTCAGAAGAAAGTTCGGATTGCGGCGGCATTTCTGTGGGCGATACCGTCCGTTTCAACGGCGATACTGACTACAATGGCACGGCAATTAAGGCATGGCACAATGACAGCGGCTATGAAGTCACACAGCTTGACGGTGATAGAGCAGTCCTTAGCTTCAACGGTTCTGTATTTGCGGCGGTCAATGTCAGCGATTGCGAATTAATCTAAACATAAAAATACCGGGAGCGTAATACTCCCGGTGATATTTTAATTGTTATCGTGTAAATCAATCATAACAGCTTCAACTTGTGGAATTGTTATCGGTTTATTCAATGTAGATGTGTATGAATACTGACCGACATAACCACCATAAATTGTAATTCTATCATTTTCAAGTAGTTTACCGTCAATCACATCATTTGCATAAACAACAAGCAACGCGTGATTGTAGTCATCATCTACAGCCATTCTTATAGCGGTGTAATTGCTATCAACCGCACCAATCATCTGTATAACTTTTCCGTCAAATTTCACAGGTTTATCAATATTTTTGTCCGGGTATCTTGCAAGAGTATCATATGTAATATCTCCAGTGTATGTCATTCTGTCCCTTGATAACAGTGTTTCTTTTTCTGTAGGGGCTTCTGTTTCAGTTTGCGTTTCCGTTACTGCTTCTGTACTGTTTGCGGTGGTAGAATTATCCACGGTTGAATTTTGACAAGCTACAAGCCCTATAAGGCATGCTGGCATTAATAAGCATAATAATTTCTTTTTCATAAAAAATTCTCCTTTTTATTTTTTGATAATAATAGCACATAATTTAAGATTTGTCGAACCAATAGTAAATTTGTACTATACGTGTTGTTAATTTGATATTTTTTGACATAATACCCCATAAAATGTAGACAATTTTAGAGTAAATGTCGTTTTTTGCGTTTTAATTTGTTTGTGTAAAACTGGTAATTTTTGTAAAATTAAATTGTCCAAAAGATTGGGCAATTCAAGTTCCGGCGGGCGGTTGCGCTATTTGGCATTGCGCCGCCGCCCCTTTACATAACCTTAATTTACATCAGCGACCTTTGTTCCAATCTTGACGGAAGCAAACATTTGTTCTATAATGTTTGTATCGCTACTTTATGTTTTGTGTCGGGGAATACGGAGGGTAAATTATGTGTAAAAAAGATAACACTGAAAATGTTTTCTACAGAAATGAGATTTTTAAATTAATAAATAAATGTGATAATACGCATTGGCTTAAAGTTATATATGCGTACATAAAAAGATTACTTAAATAAAATTGCCGGGATAGCATAATGTGTTATCCCGGCTTCTTTTATTTGTTTTCAATCATTGAATCGACAAGCTTCTCTAAACTGTCCCAGTCTTTTTCGTTCAATTTTCTAAGTGCCGCAATAAGTCTGTACTTAAAACTTTTTTCACCAGCGGCTTGAATGTCTGCAAGCATTTCAGCAATTTCTTCATCTTTGCTTTTTTTAATATAGGGTTCGCCTTTTCCTGTGCGTAGCCAAAACTCGTTTACATTAAATTCCTTGCAAATCAAAGCTATTGCCGAATCACTAGGAACGCTTCTACCCATTTCATACGTTGCAACAGTATTTCTTTTGACTTTTATTTTGTCAGCAAATTCCTGTTGTGTTAAATGAAAATGATTTCGGACTTCTTTAATTCTATTGTTCAATTCCTTTTTTCCTCCTTTCTAAAAAGTAATATATCATACTTTGTTGAAAAAATCAACAAAAAGTTCTTGACAAAAGTTTTACACCGACATATAATTGTTTTACAATCAACAAATGGAAGCGAGGTGAGAACATGAGTGAAAAAGAAAAAGAAATTGTTGAAAAATTAAAAGATACTATTCCAAAGATGTCGGATTACCAAAAAGGTTATTTACTTGGAATGGTGGAAACTATGGCAGATAAGCCTAAAAACAAGGACGAAACAGGAGTAGGAGATGGAGAGTAAAAAAGAACACGTTTTAGAAATCCTCTGTCAGCAGATAGAGTTGCTGGCAGAGGAAAGCAAGAAAACAAATGATGTAGATGTCAAAATTCGCATTGCGGGCGAAATTGACAGAATGGCAGATACCATTCTTAACATTTACGACGAGTAAATGTACTGTCAATGCTTGAAATGTTGCGGCTAATATCTTTGAGTTCAACAAAATAACGACTTGATAATGCAAGCTTTTTGATTGAACAACATTTTTGATTAGATAAATACAACGCACATTCAGATTGGCAATTTTCAAAGTTGTTTAAAGGACATTTATTCAACGTGTTCACCTCTTTCCTATTAAAAGATAAGAGGATTATACCACAGAAAGGAGAAGAAATGGCAGAAACGAATTTACAGGTTTTCAGTGGCGAGTTTGGAGAGATTCGAACTTTGATAATTGATGATGAACCTTATTTTGTAGGCATTGATGTAGCCGAAAAGCTGGAGTACCAAAACGGTAGTCGAGATATAAAAGCTCATGTTGATGATTGCGACAAAAAAATCATTCCTTTATTTGACGGCAGACAGAATAGACAGACAATAGTAATAAATGAGAGCGGATTTTATTCATTAGTATTTCAAAGCAAAATGAAAAAAGCCAAGGAATTTAAGCACTGGGTAACGTCAGAAGTTCTTCCGTCAATCAGAAAGACGGGAAACTACAACATGAACATGACGGATGAGGAAAAAATTCGGCTTATTGCAAAAGGCAATGTGAAGCTGAATGAAAGAATTGACAAGGTTGAAGATAAAATATCTTCCCTTGAAAATGATATGCCGCTGTACGGCTGTGAAATAGACGAAGTACAGAAGCATATCAAAAGGAAAGTAGTTGATGTGCTTGGCGGCAAGAACGCCAGCGCATACAAAGACAGTAGCGTGAGGAGTTCGGTATTTGCGGACATATACCGGCAGTTGAAGCGCGAATACGGGTGTGTTTCAACATACAAGAGTATAAAACGCAAATACATTGCAGATGTGCATGATTTTATTGATTGCTATTTGCCGCCGACCGTGCTTTCAGAACAGATTGAAAATTCCAATGCACAGATGTGCATGAGTTTTTAGAAAGGGGTATGAAATGTATATTAATCCATTTGCGGCAGGAGTAATTTTCACAATCCTCGTTGAAATTGGGCTTGCGTTGGTTTACTCATGGAGTAACGGAAAGGATAAAAAATGAAACAGCCAAAGAAACTTACAAGGCAACAGAAAGAAACGTGTTCGGCGCACCACTTAAATGCCGAACATTGGCTTTTGGTTGAAGAAACAGAGTTTTATTTAAAACTTATTAATAAGGAAACCGGAAGCCGGAAAACGATTGACAAATTTGCAAAGATTAAAAGGGAGAAAAAGAAATGAACAAAGAAAAGGTAACAGTACAGGATTGCGTAGAAATGCAGGAAATGAAAAATCAGTCAGTCATTTTGAATGACGGCAAGGTTGTAAGATTTGAAGAAAATCCGAAGCCTAAAAAGGTGCTGTGGTTTTCTCGGCACAAAATGACAGAGCCACAGTTAGCCGCACTGGGGAACGTTGAAATTGTGCAGATTGACCGGTCGATTGAATCGGCAAGCGAGTTGCAGGAAGAAATCAACGACTGCGACATTATTGCCATTGTCGCACCTATCGGATTACAGGCACAATTTTTAAAAGCTGCAGGCGACAAGCCAGTAATTGTAGCACTTAATAACAGAGTGCTTGTGCCACAGGAAGACGGAACGGAAGCTAAGGCGGTGTTTAATTTCGTTAAATGGGAAAGACTTGTCAAGATTGATGTCGTAAAAGAAGACTTTAAAAATTAAAAGAAAAGAGGACAAAGAAATGAACAAAATTGAAATCAGCGGAAGAATAACAAAAGAACCGGTTTTCTCACACGAAAACCATGGTGAGAAATTTTATTCAACACAGATTACAAGTGTGAGGACAAGTGGTGTCCCGGACACACTCAACGTTACATTTTCAGAAATCTTCCTTAAAAATATTAAGGAAGATGAACAGGTTGAAATTTTTGGAGAAATCCGAACAATGAACTATGACGGTCACTGTCACATCTTTGTATTCGCAAAAGACGTTACAGAGTATCCGGGAAAAGACGGAAATTTTGCGGAACTGGACGGATATATCTGTCGTGAACCAATTTTCCGTGAAACGCCGCTGAATAGAAAAATTACTGACTTACTGGTAGCAAGTAACCGGAAGTACGGCAAATCAGATTATATCCCGTGCGTTGCATGGGGAAGAAAAGCTGTTAAGGCAGGGCTTATGAATGTGGGCTTTGCAATCTCTTGTACCGGCAGATTGCAAAGCCGTGAATATCTGAAAAGGTATGAAGACGGCACAGAAGAAATCAAGACAGCCTACGAACTGTCAATCAATAATTTACGAGAGGGGGATTCCGAAAATGGCGAAGATTAAGATTTCGAAGAAACGGTATGAAGCCCAAAAAATTGAAAAAGAAAGGGACAAGGTGGAATGGGATGAGGATTAAGCTGTTAAAAATTATCGTAGAAAATTTCATGTGTTATGCGCATGAAGAATTTAACTTCTTTGATTTAACAAAAATTTTCGCAATGAACGGCAAAGGAAAATCCAGTATTGCTGCAGCATATAAGTGGTGCCTGTTTAACTGTGATTATGAATTAAAAGATAATCCGGTTGTGCGCCGGGAAGTAGGCGGAAAGTCCGTTGATGATATGGACACAAGCGTTGAACTTACACTTGACGTTGACGGAAAAGAAATAACTATGAAGAAAGTGCAGAAGCGTACCTACAGTAAGGATGGCAGCAGTTATAAAGACGATAACAAGTATTTCATCAATGATGTTCCTAAGACATTAAAGGATTTCAACGCGTATCTTGGCGTTGATATGAACGTGTTTAAGATGTGTAGTAATGTGAACGCATTTCTTAATCAGAAACCGGCAGACATGAGAGAATATTTATTTGATTTAGTAGAGGACGTTTCTGATATTGATGTAGCACGCCAGCAGACCGAATTAGCCGAGTTAGTTCCATTGTTAGGCAAATATGCGGCAGAGGAATTATTGGCTATGAATAAGGCTACCAAGACCAAAATTACAAAGGATTTGCCTATTCTTGACGGACAGATTAAGGAAAAGGAAAGAGATATTCAGATTAAGTCTGATATTGATACATCTGACCTTGAATTGCTCAAAAACAGCCTTAAAGAACAGATTGCTGGTTGCATTGCAAAACAGACTGACAATGACAAGCTGATGGCTGAATATGACAAGGCAAGTGCCGACATTATCAATCTTAAATTTGAATTGAATGACATGAGCCGCAAGGCAAATGAGGAAAACTTCAAACAGAGAAGACGGATTGATGATGAAATCGTTGACGTTAAGCGTAAGATTGATGAAATTTCAAGAAGTATTAAAACAGCTAATGATGAAATTGAAAAAGCCAATGCAGTTATCGGCAGATACACGCTTGAATTGCAGGAAGCTAGGGGAACGTGGACGAAATTACATGAAATGCAGTTTGACGAAAATGAAAAAATTTGTCAGATGTGCGGACAGGAGTTGCCGGCAGACAAAGTTGAATTACTTATTAAAAACTTTGAATCTAAAAAGGCTTCGGCACTCGAAAGTGAAGCTGAAAGGGGCAACAAGATTAAATTTCTTGTGGATTCAGAAAGAGAATCCGTTACTAAATTAAATGAAGAAATTGCCACACACAAAAAAGAACAGGAAGCGAAGTTAAAAGACCTTGAAAGCCGATTAGCGGCACTTCCAGTTGAAATTGATGTAACAGGAACAGATGAATACAAGGCACTTGAACAGCAGATAGCCGAAAAGGAAGAAGCTATGCACAAGGCTAATGACATTTTGGCAATAAAGGCAGAATTAAAGGCACAGGAAACGGATTTAAGACAGCAGTTGTCTGACTGCGAGAATCAGATTGCTAAATCCGATACTTCCGCAGATGAACAGCGGCTTGAAGAATTGAAGAAAACAAGGCTTGATTCTGAACAGAACAAGGCGAACGCAGAAAAGATACTTGCCTTGCTTGAAGAATTGGACAAAGCAAAGAATGAAATGCTGTCAGAAGCTATTAACAGCCATTTTGAATTAGTTGAATGGCAGTTGTTTGAACTGGCTAAGAATGGAAATTACAAGTCCGTTTGCATTCCAAAAGTTGACGGCAAGTCGATTCTTACGACCATGTCAAACAAGGGAAATCGAATCTTAGGCAGAGTTGACATTTGTAAGTCTATTCAGAGGATTAGCGGTATTAGCTGTCCGATTTTCTTGGACGACAGTGAAAGCCTGTCAACCGACAATCAGAAGCGGGTAGCAGGCATGGTTGATAGTCAGTTGATTATGCTGATTGTTAATAATAGTGAGAAATTAGAGATTGTGGAGGGATAATATGAAACTTTATTTTTACGAATTGAATACAGCTGGAAAATACGAAAAAACAGGAATTACAGTACAGGTTTGTGAAGCAGAAGAGAAGCCTAAGACATACAAGTCTGTTGATAGAGTTTTTCCAAACTACTGTAGTACAGCAAGGAAAGATGATGTTGGGCGAATAACTGATTTTAATCAGTTGTTTCTTACAGAACCTAATTTTGAGTATGCCAAGGAGAAATTTAAGAACCGAGCAGAATCAAGGATTGCGCAGGCAAAAGAAAGACTTGAAAGAGAAGAAATGGAATTAAAGATAATCGAAGAAAGTGAGGAAAATTAAATGAGTAGAGAATTGGAACTTGCAAGAGAACTTGTGAGAAAGTTAGAAGAAGCAGAAAAGACTAATAAGGTACAGTTATCAGAATTACAGCCTGGAGAAACGTTTAAAATCGGAGAACATGATTTTATCGTTCTTGAGCAGAACGTTTGCAATGGCACAACAAATGTAATATCTAAAGGCTTTATGGCAAAGGGTATTGTTTTTGACAGCAATACAAGAGATTACAACAAATCTAATCTTAAAAGAGCTATTGAAGAAAACATCCAACCGGTCATTGAATTAGAGATTGGAGCAGGCAACATTATTAAACAGGCGGTTAGCTTAACATCTGTTGATATGCAAGATGAGTTTAAGCCTTGTTATTGCAAGGTAAGACCGATAACGTTTAACGAAGCAAGAAAGTATAACAACTTGCTTGTTAATAAAGATTTAGACGATTGGTGGTGGACTTGTACGCCTTGGTCTACGGCTGACAGGGGTTGGGAACGTGCTGTCGCCGTTGTTTCGCCGTCCGGCTGCGTCGACGGCTGCGATTGTATCGGCGACCGCGGTGTTCGTCCGTTCTGTATCTTAAAATCTAATATCTTTGTATCGAAAGGAGAATGATTATGACATTGACAATGAAAAGTTTGCAGGAGCAGATTAATGAATTAAGAAATGAAGTCGCTGTTTTAAAAGCAGTTGAAAAAACAAGAAAGATTCCAGCCGGATTAAGCGCAGGAGATACATTTAAACTTGCTGGGCTTACATGGACAATCCTTGATATTACAGATAAAGGATATATGTGCCTTGCTGACAGATTAGAGGATTCAATGAAATTTGATAGTGAATCAAATAATTGGGTTGGAAGTCAGTTGAGAGAATATCTCAACACAGAATTTATCGAAAAGATTACTAATGAAATAGGAGAAGAAAATATTATTGCATTTAACCGCAATCTTCTTTCACTTGACGGTCAAGATGAATATGGAAACTGCGAAGACACAGTATCTTTATTGACCGTAGATAACTACCGCAAGTACAGAAGCTTTATCCCGAATACTGACGATTGGTGGTGGCTTGCAACACCATGGAGTACAAAGCGTAATGACTGTGAATATTCCGTTACCGTCGTTTCGCCGTCCGGCGTTATCGACCGCAACTGCTGTTACAACTACTGCTACGGTGTTCACCCGGCTTGTATCTTTTCCTCTTCAATCTTTGAATCAGAGGACTAGTAAATGGCAGAAACAGATTTATATGTAAAAGAATTATTAGAAAGAGAGGAATAATTATGGCAGAGAATACAGCAGTTGCGGAAAAGAAAGCGTTTACCACCTCTTTAAGTGAGTGGAGCAATACAATGACAGGACTTATTATCAATGATTATAAGGCTGTTGGAATGGATATGGACGATTACGCAAAAGAGTGCGCTATGGAAGCTATGACAAGCATATTTAATCTTGTTAAGAGTGACCCTAAGATTAATATGGGAAATCTTGATACAAGCAATTTAAGGGGCATTGTGAAGCGTTGTGCAAGCCTTAAATTAAATGCGAGTGCATATCCGAGAGAGTGCTATTTTCAGTTGCGAAACGTAAAAATAGGCGTTGACCCGCAGACCGGAAAAGATATTTGGCAGAAACAGGTTGAAATGGGAATTGAGGGTAGCGGCTACGATTCTTTGCTTGCTAATTACGGCAAAGATGTTAAACAGGTATATCCGTACTGGGTAATTAAGGAGGGAGATAAGTACATACCGCCTAAACACAAGGGACTTACAATTACAGAACCGGAGTGGGAGGAAAATGGACAGTCTGATAAAGCAGTAAGAGTTGTTTATCCTGTTAAATTGGCAGACGGAACAGTTACGTATCTTTCTGCTGATAGAGACAGCGTTAAGGTAAATCTTTTAGCTCATGTTAAGCAAAACATAATGAATGAGACTTTTGGCATTTGTGAGGATAGATACCACGCTACACCAAAGCAGAAAACAGAAATTAAGGCTAAGAAAGAAGAAATACTTAACGCTTTAAGAGCGTGTAAGACAGTTGATGAAATGCTTGAATGTGAACTTGCAAGACCATTTATCAGCGGTGCTTGGCTCGATACACCGGAGAGTATGATTCAGAGAAAAATGTGTAACAATGCGACAAGGAAATATCCTAAGAACTATGACCCAATGGCACGGCAGGCACAGGTTGAAATGGACGAAGTATATCAAGCCGCACAGGCTGAAATTGCTGAAAACGCTAACAGCATTGATTTTGACGAATCAGACATTGTTGACACCACAGCCACGGAAGTAACCGAAGAACAGGCAGAAGACAGTACGCTTCCACCGTTTATGCAGGAATAGGAGAAAATATGGAAGATAGATATTTATTTAAAGCAAAGCAAAAAGATACCAACGAATGGGCTATCGGAAATTTGATTCACACTTTTACTGGCATGCCTTATATCGTTACAGAATACGACCACATATTGAATTTCATAAATATAAATGAGGTAGACCCGGCCACGATTTGCCAGTGTACTGGTTTAAATGATAAGAACGGCAAGCTGATTTGGGAAAATGATATTGTAAAAGTTTGTTGGAAAGACAATGAGACACAATGTGAAGATATTGTACAAGTTGCGTGGGACAAATTTGGTTATTACCCTTGGCTTGATGAATACCATTGCGATGGGTGTGATTTATTCAATGAGGTGCTTGACATTGAAGTTATCGGCAACATATTTGGCAATAAAGATTTATTAGAAAAGGAGTTTTTTGAATGAGAGTAATTTCACAGGACGGAACAATAGATGTTTCTTATGAAATGGCAGTTGTTTATGTTGAATGCGAAAGTGTTATTGCCAAAGTTGGTGATAAAAGATATGTAATGGGTAGTTATTCAACAGAAAAAAAGGCAATTAAGGCTATGGAAATGCTTAGGGACCATCACGAGAAAGTTGCTTTTCTTAAAACAGTAATAAATACCGAAAAAGGCACTCAATTCGTAAGAAGTTTATCAGAAACTAATTTTGACAAGATGACACAGAACTATTTTCAGTTTCCGAAAGATGACGAGGTGCAAGTATGAAACTAACTTGTTTAGCCACAGGAAGTAGCGGCAACTGCTATCTGTTGCAGGCAGATAATGGAGAAACACTTATCCTTGACTGCGGAATTAGCATTAAGGAAATTAAGAAAGGCTTGAACTGGGATATAAGGAGTGTATCGGGCGTGATAGTAAGTCACGCCCACGGTTAGGAGACCATAGTAAATCGGTTAAGGAACTAACCAATATGGGAATACCTGTATATGGACCATATTTAACCCCACATATAGCACATAATACAACTTTTAGAAAAAGTAGATTTGTAGTACAAGGGTTTGAATTAACTACAGTAGATGGCAGGTGGACACACACTAATGCAGACGGAACGGAATGCCCTTGCTACGGATTTTTAATCACTCATAAGGAAATGGGTAAGTTGCTTTACATCACTGACACAGAATTGATTAAGTGGAAGTTTAAAGACATAAACCACATTCTCTTAGGTGTGAATTATGACAAGGATTTAATCGACAGGGATAACACAGGCAAAGCTAATCACGTTTTCAGAGGTCACTTATCTATTGACACGGCTTGCGATTTTGTTAAGGCAAATCATTCAAATAGCTTGCAGAACGTCATAATGTGCCATTTATCAAGCGAAAATGCTGATAAGGATAGTTTTATTGCCAAGATGAAAAACGCTGTAAATGTGGCGAATGTGGATGTTGCGGAACAGGGCAAGAGTTGGATTTTAAGGAAAGGAGATGAATGTCCGTTTTGAGAATTGAAAATCTGATTAAATTTTTAAAAAATCAATTCAAAGATGGAATACAGATGTTTAATACTCCGTCATTGACACATAGTTTCAGATTACCTATTTATATCAAAGATGAAATCGCTGTATTATGGCCTCCATATTACGAGTACATAGAGATATATGGCATTTCTAACGAAGAGTTTGAAAGAATTATGAGAGAGGCGAAAGGATATTGCGAGTGTCCGCTTTAGAAAGGAGCAGAAATGGAGAGATTAACAAGTAACAAGACAACATCTGATATGAATATGCTTGAATTGGCACATAACAGTTGTTACATAGATGAAAAACACAATGCAAGATATAGGGATTATGAGCAGGATATTGACAGCAGAGAGCTCGTTAGAAAACTTGTCAAAGATATGTGTGATGAAGATTTATCTTATATGTCAGATGAGAGCTTTGACGAATATATGGCTGAAATGCTGTCAGTTGAAATAGATAGTCAGATAGGATTATTAGCTGTATTTTATCGTAATTTATGGGCTATGGCTGAGTTAAGGGAGAAGTTAAAAGAATATGAGGACTTAGAGG